TTGGTAGTTTTGGATACTTTACCGCCTTGCCTGATGCCATGAGAAAACCCCTCCTAGATAGTGTTTTCTTATAGTATACACTAAAAAGGAGGGGTCGTCAAGGGGTTGGTTGGGCTTGAAAGCCTTTATTTTACTGCTCTGAGTTCTTATCTACCTTGGCAAATGCCTGGTTGATCTCGTCTAGAGTAAGCTTTCCGTCCTCTAGGAAGGCTCTAGCTAGCTTTTCAACTACTGTAGCCACACCCAGGATACCTGCCATAAATACGGCGTCAATAAGCTGTACGCCAACTACTGCACCTGCACCTAGGACTGATAGACCAGAAGCCGCAAATACAGCCAAGATTCTCCAGATTACGTTTTTGATGGTAGCAAGTCCTCCTGCTACACCAGTTTCTAATTCATCCATTTTTGATTCCTTTCTACTTGGGGCTAAATCTCAATGGTTTTTGTTTTTGCATATGTACTACGATATGCGTTTTTGTAGCCTCTTTGATAGGCCTGAAATTCTTCAATGGTCTTTGACTTACCTTCAAAGTATTTCTTTGCTGACTCAAAGGCTTCTTGCTGAAGCATCTTTGAATCTGGTTCTAGATAATTCTTTATATAAGTAATTATCTTATTCAACTTGGTACCCCACTGCTGAGATATCAAGCTTTCTGTTTGTTTCTAGTGGTTCATAATAGTTTTTCATGCTATTATTCACCGTCCTTTCTCAATGGATATGTCAAGGTCCATAGACCAAGCGTACCCAAGATACAGTAGCCTACGATTGTTTTTGCTGATCCTTCCAGCACAACCCAAGCTACGAACATACCTAGTAGTGTCCAGGCCTGTCCTAAAATATCATTCAGGAATTTCTTCATTGTTTTCCCCTCCTTGTTGAACTAGATGATCCGCCAGCTCCACCAGAAGATACCGATCCAGTAGAAGATGATGTTGTTGACGCTGCAGCAGTTGCAGCAGATACTGTTGCACTAACTGCGGCACCTGTAGCAATAACGGATGCAATAACTGTCTTTTCTGCTTCCTCACGGACTGCAGGTGCCATATCTGCACCAACGTTACCAAGATTATTAAATGCCTCTAGTGCTGCACCAGCAATATCTCCAAGCAAAGGTATTGCTGCAAGTTCTGAAGGCAGTTCGGCATCGTCTGCCTCTGCTGCTACTGCAAGTGCTTCAAGAGCCTGATTATACTCCTCTGATCCTTGCTCTGCAGTTTCAAATACTACAAGGGCTGCTTCTACAAGCTGCTCCACCTGTGCATCTGTTAAGTCTTCTGGTGCAGTTTCTATTAGATTTGAGATTTCCTCTACCGCTGTCTCTTCTGCAGGAGGCTCTGGGGCAAGTTCTGGTTCTGGCTGTGGAGCTGGAGCTGGTTCTGGAACAGGCTCAGGTTCAGGGACTGGCTCTGGCTGTGGCTCTGGCTGTGGCTCTGGCTGTGGCTCTGGCTGTGGCTCTGGCTGTGGCTCTGGCTGTGGCTCTGGCTGTGGCTCTGGCTGTGGAGCTGGAGCTGGTTCTGGAACAGGCTCAGGCGTTGGCTCTGGCGTAGGAGCAGGTTCTGGTGTAGGTGTGGGTTCTGGCGTAGGAGCAGGTTCTGGAACATTCTCGTAAACGACAACAAATATAAGAGTCTTTACAGTTCCAGGTGCTGGATCACCATACATGTTATTTGAATCAATAGTTACGGAAGTTTGTCCAGATGCTAGCTCAGTTAGTGTAGAAGATACTTCAACTCCACGAGAACCGTCTGATGGATCACCGTACCAAGCGGTTATGCTCAAGATTCTTTGTCCCTCTGGTGCGACAACTTCTATTGATGATCCCTCCGATAGCAAGGTTGCACCCTCTGGAACAAAAGGTGGAGTCACTGTTGGAGTGGGCTCTGGTGTTGGTGTAGGAGTGGGTTCTGGTGTAGGTGTTGGAGCAACTGGTTCTGGCTCTAATACTGGTGGCTGTTCTACCTGAACAATCCCGTACTGCTCTAGAGTTACAATGCTTCCATCTGTAAGGCGAACACCAGTGCGAGTCTGTCCTTCATAAGTTGGTCCAGTCAATGAGTAGGATATTGCAACCGTTCCATCTGTATTAATAGCCGCAACTATGTTAATGTTTGTTGGCTCAGTAGCACCCTGCAGCCAAATAGGTCTAGCAGAGATGTCTACCTGAAATCCTCCATCAGATGCACGAATTATTAGGTGTTCGTCAGATCTATTTTGTGGGTAAACTACCCAGTCCATTGAGTATAGAGATATAGAGGGTGTTGATGGATATGTCCAGTAGGTGCCATCTGGATTACCAAATGTGATTACAGAGTTGGTCGTTGCATAAACAGAGTCATATACTACTCCGTCAAATGTTACTGTAGTTGTCAGTGGCACCTGGTAAGATGAGTCATCTCCACCAGGAGTAGTAACAACAACTACAACAGGCTCTGTAGTTTCATTTGCCAGGGCTGGGGTAGCAAAAAATAGTGGCACAAAGGCCAAAGCTAGTGCTGCTAAAAGTCTTGGGGTTTTAATTTGTATCTCCTTGTTAGTGGGGTATGTCTAACAAGATAATTATATCACTGTTTAAATATAGAAAAAGGGGGGCTAGACTATGCTGCCCCCCAAGTCCTATGGACTAAAAGTCCCAGTCTTCGTCTTCTGTAGACTCTTGCTTACCAATAACATACGATGATCCAGACCCACTAAAGAAGTCGTGGTTCTCGTCTGCGTTTGGTGACAGTGCAGACAAAATGGCAGGATTTACATCTGTAGTTTCCTTCGGGAACAACGGGTCAAAACCTAGGTTCATTAGAGCCTTGTTGGCGTTGTAGTGAAGAAACTTCTTTACGTCCTCTGTCAGCCCAATGCCATCATAAAGATCCGCTGTGTAGCGAACCTCGTTTTCATAAAGTTCCATCAATAGGTCGTAGGCGTACGATCTTAGCTCTTCCTGGCGTTCTGGTGATGACTCATTGTAGGCCTGCTGAAGCTTGTATCCAATGTAGTAACCGTGGACAGCCTCGTCACGAATAATAAGACGGATCAGGTCAGCGGTATTGGTCAGCTTTGCACGGCTTGACAGATACATTGGCCAGTAGAATCCTGAGTAGAATAGGAATGACTCAAGCAGGGTTGAGGCAATCTTACGCTTCTCTGGGTCATCTCCATAATACTTATCTAGAACAATCTGTGCCTTCTTCTGTAGATATGGATTTTCTTCTGACCATCTAAATGCATCCTCAATCTCCTGTGTTGAAGTTAGAGTAGAGAATACACTCGAGTATGACTTAGCATGTACAGATTCCATAAAGGCAATATTAGTAATAACTGCTTCTTCGTGTTGTGTACGTGCATCTGGCATTAGAGACATTGCTCCTACTGTACCCTGGATCGTATCTAGCATAGTTAGACCAGTAAATACACGCATTGTAAGAAGCTTTTCTTCATCTCTTAACGTAGCCCATGCTTGGATGTCATTAGATAGTGGCACCTTCTCAGGAAGCCAGAAGTTAGCTGTCAGTCTATTCCAGACGTCTAGATCGATCGTGTCTTCGATCTTGTTCCAGTTAATTGGTCTTGTAATCATTTCTCTCCTTATAGCATGCACGATACGCACTCTTCAACATCTGTTCCCTCTAGGGCTAGCTGTCGAATGCGGATGTAGTAAATAGTCTTGATGCCCTTCTTCCATGCATAAATCTGTGCACGGTTAACATCACGAGTTGTAGCAGTATCCTTGAAGAACAGTGTCAGAGATAGGCCCTGGTCTACGTGCTGGGTTGCAGCAGCATAGACATCAATGATTTTTTCAGGACCAATCTCATATGCATCCTCAAAGTATTCAAGATTGTCATTGGTAAGGTATGGGGCTGGGTAGTAAACACGACCAAGCTTTCCTTCCTTGCGGATTTCAATCTTTGAAGCGATTGGGTGAATAGAAGATGTTGAATTATTGATATAGCTAATAGATCCAGTTGGTGGCACAGCCTGAAGGTTCTGGTTATAGATACCGTGGGCCATAACACTATTAGCCAACTCTTTCCAGTCATCTTGGGTAGGAATTGCAATGCCTGCATCTGAGAATAGCTTTGCAACCTTTTCAGTGGATGGCTTCCACTCTTGTGCAATATACTTTGCAAAGAAAGCACCAGAAGCATACTTAGACTTGTCAAAGCCTTCGAATGGGCTTCCTGTTTCAATTGCTAGTTTGTTAGATGCCTTTAGTGCGTGGAACAGCACGGTGTAGAAGTAGATGTTGGTGAAGTCGATTGACTCTTCATCTCCGTAGTGCATACGCTCTTTACCAAAATACCCATGCAGGTTCATCTGGCCCAGACCAATGGCTCGTGACTTCTTGTTGCCCTCGGCAATTGACATAACAGACTCAATATATGACATATCTGCAACAGATGTTAGTGCACGAACTGCAACCTCGATAGTCTTTCCAAAGTCTGGTGACTCCATAGCCTTAGCAATATTTAGCGATCCTAAGTTACATGAAATATCTTTACCAATATTGTCATATGACAGATCGGGATTGTATGTTGTTGGAGTATTCACCTGAAGGATTTCAGAACAAAGGTTAGACATGTTGATACGACCATCAATAGGATTAACATTGTTTACTGTATCTTCGTAGACAATATATGGATACCCTGATTCAAACTGTAGCTCTGCGATTGCCTGGAAAAATTCACGTGCCTTAATCTTGCTCTTCTTAATTCTGGCATCGTCAACCATTTCCTGGTACTTCTCAGTAACTGAAATATCTGACATTGGAACTCCATATACACGCTCGATATCGTAAGGAGAGAACAGGTACATGTCTTCGTTGTTCTTAGCCAACTCAAGAGTCACGTCTGGAATAACTACACCAAGGCTCAGAGTCTTGATGCGAATCTTCTCATCGGCGTTCTCACGCTTGGTGTCAAGGAACTTCATGATGTCTGGGTGGTGTGCATTAAGATATACTGCACCTGCACCTTGACGAGACCCCAACTGATTAGCATATGAGAATGCGTCTTCAAGCATCTTCATGACTGGAATAATTCCAGATGATTGCCCCTCAATCTTCTTAATTGGAGCACCAGACTCACGAATGTTTGTCATATTAAGTGCAACACCACCACCACGCTTTGAAAGCTGTAGAGACGAGTTTACTGCACGAGAAATTGATTCCATGTTGTCTTCGATGCGAAGTAGGAAACAGGATACAAACTCTCCACGCTGTGCCTTACCTGCATTTAGGAATGTAGGCGTGGCTGGCTGGAAACGACCAGTAATAATTTCGTCTACAAGATTTCTGGCTAGCTGCTCATCTCCACGTGCAAGCATTAGTGCGTTCATGGTTACACGGTCCTCAAAACGTTCTAGGTAACGCTCCCCGTCAAAAGTCTTTAGGGCGTATGAAGTGTAGAACTTATAGGCACCAACAAAGGTAGGGAAGCGGAACTTGTAGGAATATGTCTGCTTAAACAAATCCTTGATGAACTCAAATGAATATTGGTCCAGGATCTTTGGATCGTAGTATTCTTTTTCTACTAGATACTCTAGTTTCTCTTCAAGGCTGTGGAAAAATACTGTATTTAGATTAACATGATCTAAAAAGTATGCTCGTGCTGCTTCTCTGTCTTTTTCAAACTGAATTGTTTTATCTGCTCCATAGAGGTTGAGCATTGCGTTTAGTTCATGATAACTATAGTTGTCCATTTAGTAGACCTAACCTTTCCTTTACCTTAATTACATCTTCTTGTGTGCCAAAGATTTCCACTCTAGCTATAACTGGTACCCCAGTCTTTTGAGAAATCATATCTGCAGCTTTGCAGTAATGCTCTCCAAAGTTTGTGTTTCCAAAACCAACTACACCAAGCAGAAGGTCTCTGTTTTGTTTAATATTTAAAAAACGTCGTACCTGTCTGGGGATTGCAGATCCTTCATTCCCTCCACCATAAGTTGGAACAAATAAAACGTAATAATCATCAACCACGGTAGGGCTGTCAACATCATCGCTAATAGGAATACGGATAGAATGCTCATTTAGTTTCTCCACGAATCGTTTAGTGTTGCCTGAATAATTAGAAAAGTAAACAATATCCATTGAATAGATACACTTTACCTTTCTAAAATGGGGACAGATAAGGGGAGAGAACTGTTTGCCCTCTCCCCAAATCTATTATACATCAATTACTTAACAGGCTTAACCTGAAGCTTCTTTCCAACCTTAGTGTTGTATCGCTTAGCAAGTGAGTTGTACTTAGCCTTTAGAGATGCAATCTCTGCATCCTTTGCAGCAACAGCTGCAGACAAAGCGGTAACCTGTGTTGCTAGGTCAGCAGCTGATACTGAGAATGCAACCTCAGTTGTAGCCTTTGCCAAACCAGCTACATCAGTAGCAGTGATCTTTGAGATACCTGCAACTGCACCTGCAACGGTAGGAGTGGTGATAACACCCTCATAACGCTTGTCAGTTGCATCGTAAGTTAGTGCAGTCTTAACTGTACCACGAAGAACTGAGGTTGTAATGGTTGCGTTAGTTACAGCGTTACCAAATACGTCAGTTACGTTAGCAGTGAAGTCAACGTCTACACCTAGTCCAGCAAATGCAGGAACTGATGTTGTTAGAGTGTATGCAGCACCTGCAGTACCCTTAACTACATAAGTAGTTGAGTCTCCACCAACGGTAACTACAACTGAACCAGCAGTAGTTGAAGTGGTGAATGCATAGAAGGTAACTGTGGTTCCTGAACCTGAGTTAGCTGAGAATGTTGCAGAACCTGCTGAAGCTGCTACTGGAGCAGATACAGTTGCAAGAGCTGAAACTAGCTTAACACCAGTTGCAGTAGCTGAAACAGTAGTGTTTGCAGCAACAGTAACTACAACCTTAAGGGCATCTGCAGCATCTACAGAGTTGTCTGCAGGTACTGGAAGTAGCACTGGATCAGCAGCAGTTGCGGCTGCGGTAACTGATACGTTGTTTACAGTCAATGCTGCTGAGATAGCTGCATTAGCTGGAGCTGCTACTAGAGCAGATGTTACAAGTGCTACTGCAGAGGCAATAGCGATTAGTGGCTTCTTTAGTGAAGTCATTATTCTCCTTATTGTTATTTATATTTTTGATTTTAGATTAAATCAAATCTTTGTAGATATTCTTGCACCTCTTTGGGCATAGGCTTATATTTTATCACATTATTAGAATCGCTGTCAAGCGTCTGTTTTGGTCTATCTCTAAAGGTATGAACCTCTACTTCAAGGTTTGTGTTTTTAGGTGTGTGGCTAATTGCCCCAAAAATAGCCCCACAAACAGCATCTGCAAGGTCTTTAGAAAGTTTTCTAGGGTGGTCAACACGATTCCTCATAATCTTAAGCTCTGTCAGCTCTTCGAATAGAAGTTCGATTGCAGGCATAGCCAGACGTTCTTCATACACAAGCATAGCCATATCTTCATAATGTTTCTTAGCAACAGAAACAGTCTCAGTTCTCATTCCTACAGACTTTAGCTCATTTTGGATATCAAATGATTGCCAGCGGTCAAACGATACCATACCAATATTAAAACCTTGTCTACGAAGATTCTGGATCCACTGTTTCACCTCTGAAAGATTTACTGGACCCTCGATCCTTGGCTCCCAATACACAACAGCGTCTACAATGACCATAGGAACTACCTGCTCGTAATCTTTCATTACCTGAACAGACACCCACTTTTCTACGTGAGCAATTGCTACAGCACACTTGTCATGTTTCTGTGCAAGGTCAGCGTGAACAAAGTAAACCTTATCTGGGTCTGGCTTAAACGTTTCATCGAACCTCTTAGAGCTGTCAATTGGGTTTCTAATAGTCATGCAGGCACGAACCTTGTCTTGCTGCTTAAAGAATGCGTCAGATGCAAAGGTTGGGACACAGGCAAAACGTTGCATAGCGTCACCAATGTCTGTATAGAATGCAAGCTTAAAGTCATCTATTTTACGAGTAGGGTTTACTACCCAAGTTGGTCTTTTAATTGCAAACATTCCTGGATACTTATATGAAAGAATTTCATCCTCATCCCATTCAATCTCTAGAGAGTTACCCTCTGCATCTTCTGGCAAATCTGGATTCATAATAAACTTGTGAGTTTTACGAATGACATTTTTCTCTGCAATAACTGCGTCATATCTTGTAGAAATAAAGTCTCCTGGGAAACGAGGAAATGATAGTAGGGCTACCTTACCTAAATCTGGGAAACGTGAATCTACTGATGCACGGAAAGCCTTGTAGATATTATCTGCAGTCTTACCCTGATCATTACCTGTGCCAATCTCTTGAGCAAAACCAGATATCTCATCAAGAACTGCGAGTATAAGGTTAAGACCCTCATGTGATTCTCTCTCAGAGTGGCCTGAGTAGACTGTAATCGAATGATCAAACTCAATACTTTCAGCCTTGGCGTTAAACTTGCCAGCGAACCACGGAGACCTTTCAATCTTTGATTTAAATCCTTTAAAGAAAACGTTCTTTGCCTGCTGGGCGTTGATAGCCACGTTAATGATGTCAATAGCGTCACCGCTTGGTTTACCAAAATAGCGAGCAGGGTCTTTAAGGCATAGTAGCTTATAGACAATATAAGAACAAGCAACTGTAGAAGTAAAGTCCTTCCCAGATCCCTTACCAAGCTGAAGAATGATTTCATTTTTAGTGTATTTCTTGTAATAGCGACGACCCTCCTCTTCTCCCAGAAGATCGATAACATCTTCTAGTTTGTATATCTGGCTCATGGCCTCAACGATATCGTACTGAATTTGTGACAGCGGTGGCTGGTTAAGATAGTCTTCGCCCTCAACAAATGTCCTAGCGTCTACTGGACGTTCTGCAAAGTTGTCAGATTTGAGGGCTTCTAAGAAATCATTAAACATCGTTATTGACCACCACTGTAATTACTTCTTTTTCCTTAGCAACATTAGAAAGCCTACGCATAATCTCATCTCTAATCTGAGGATATTCCTGAGCGATATCTTTTAGAATGCCCACAAGAATTTCCTGGTTCTTTTCAATTTCAACCATTTCTTCGGCAAGTTCTTTGTTCTCAAGCAATCCTGCTTTTTGCAGCATATCGATACGCTTGGATTCTAGGTCCATAACAAGCTTAATACCTGCAGTCTTTGCCCCAAGATTGGCTGTAGTAGTTGCGTCGTCAATGACTTCGTATGCCTTGCTAATAAGTTTGCTATAGTGAGTGTCTGCACCAACGAGAGCCTCTTTTGCACGAGCACGGATAGCTGCGTTATCTGCAGCCATTGCCCTCCATTCGTCAATGTATCCTACAACCCTTTGTCTTGGAATAGCAAGCTCTTTAGAAATCTGGGTAGCGTCAGATCCTGCTAGATACTTTTCAACAACCTTATTTACGTTGTCTAAGTGTTCTACCGTTAGGTCTTCAAAAGACATACTATCTCCTCGATCTTCTTAATTTAAACTTAGCAAGATATACATAGATAGTCTCTACGCTTGTCCCACATTCTTTTGCAATCTCTTCTGGACTCTTTTTATCCATCCAGTAACGTTTCTTTAGCCATGCTTCATTAGTATACAGCTTTGACATTAGCTAGTCAACCTTTCCCAATTGTTAATCGCATAGTGACCAATACCAATAGCATCTGCGACATCATTATCACTAACTAGCTTATCATATTGAATGTTTATGTAATTAATTGTTTTTTCTTTTCTAAGATTTCTTTCATAAGTTTTTAGCCAAGAATCTGATTTATCTGGGTACTGTTTCTTTATCAGGAACTTCTCTTCTTTGGTAAGCTTCTTATTATTAATAAAGTTTTGCCAAGTAATTGGTGCCACAGCCTTTATTTGAGATACCCCAGTCATTCCAGCAGCCCCCAGAAGAGCTCCCTGCACTAGAGCAAGATCTGCAGCAGTCTTAGGACTATTCATAAACACAGTATGCTCAATAACAATTGCATCAGCACCGCCGTATGCTTCTAGAAAAGCCTTGGTCTTTTTACCTGCGTCTAAAACCTTGTCGTACGTTGTTATGCCAGAGTATTTAATCTTGCCGAAGGACTGCAATTCTTTTCCAGAAAATAAAGCAAAGGCAAGACTATTCGTACTTGCATCAATAGCCAAAATCTTATTTGGTTTATTGGTCAGTGAGCTTAGTTTTGCCATTTGCTATACCTTTTACTTGTCTAAGAATCTTGTCTACCTCTTTTGGATCGATAACACACTTCTCGCAAGTCTTCTCGTCATTATAGATAGAAAGTGGCTCATTACAGATCTTACATCTGCGATCCTTGTTCTTTCTTCTTTCTCTGCGAGTTTGTTCATATCTTAGAGAAATCTTTTCTTTAGTTGCAGAGTCTCTGCAAGGTACAGAACAGTAAATCTGATATGAGGTTTTTGGCGAAAAGTTATTATCACACCATTGACAATGTTTCATCTATAGGCTCCAAGGATTCAATCCTGATAGTTCCCTTGCCAGCTTCTGCACATGCTGCCTGGATAGGACATGTCTTGCAGATCTTTGAGTTAGAACGATAGACTTTTTCTGGCAGGGTTTTATCTTCCCAAGCCTTACGAACAGTCTTCATCCAGTCAAATGCCTGGTTTACCCACTTAACTAGGTAACTATCTTTAGTCACCTCAATAGGCAAAATCAATAGTTCGTGGTTGTTCTTATTCTCATATATAAGCACAGCCCTTGATTTGCCTAAAATTTTCATATAGATAAGCAGCTGAACAAGATGTCCAGTCTTTGGCTTACCGCTTGCCTTACGATACTCAAATCCTTCGTGTGGCATTGTCTTAATTTCTCCAAGAAGGTCTTCACCATCCCAATCAAGAATTACGTCACCATAACCAAAAATTGGAGGATCCTCTGCCTTGATCATGAACTCTGAGTCTTTTAGAATTCCTGCATTGGCCATAGCTTCCTGGATACGCTCATGCGACTTTGTACCAGCAGTCATATTTGCACCGCCGTAAGCGTCTGCATTGTCAGTGAAGTTAGCACCACTAAAAGCAATGTACCAATAACGAGCACACTCTCCATGTGAGAATGCAATTGTTGAAGGTGCAAATGTCTTCTTTGTCTGGAACTTGTCTACACGCTTTACGGTATATCCAGTATTAATCTTTTCAATTAGCTCTGCAGTGTTAAGAAAAGAGGCAACCCTATTGTCTACCTTTTTTAGCATAACCTGACTTAATAAATTTTTAGCCATCATTTTGTACCCTAGCGAGTAATGTACTTAAGTGCTGATACTAGTGCATTGATTGATTCTGCAGCAGTATAGTACAAGTTCTTCTTCGCTCTGTCTCCTTTATCTACGTTTGCCATCCAGGTTGCCTTAAAAGACATCTTAGCTGCAATTGCTTGCAATCTAACAATTTCAATTGTTGCTACCTGTAATGGAATATCTGGTTTAATAATAATCTTAGCAATGAATGTAAGTGCATCGGTTAGCTCTTTGTCATCCATGTAGTCTGCGATATCAGCAAGGCCGTTTATCATGTCTAGTGTTGTTGGTGCTGGTGCTCCCAAATCATTATTCTGCATCTGCAAATCCTGCATTCTCTTCGTAACTAATGCCAAGGGCCAATCCTTCAGCATTATATATGTTCCATGCTAACATATTTGCTGGGTGCTTGTCAACTTCATTTTGGTATTTTTTACGCTCTTCAGGAAATAACTCTGGATCAATTGGGTTTTTCTGACCAGTCCACCTGTAGTTTGTTGGTAGGCAATAATCAAAGCTTACAATCTCAACAAATTCTCCTGGCTTCCATTTACGCTTAGATCTCCAGTGAATTTGATTAACAGCACTAAAGATTATTGCATCCCCCAGCTTTAGATCATAAGGCTTATCTTCAACCCACAAAGTCCAATCATCAACATTTCCACCAATCATATAATTAAAAGTTACTAAATTTTCATCGGCGTCTAAGTGTGGAGGCAATGCTGGTGCCATCTTTCCATCGCCGTACTTCATGTCGTAGTCAATATAGTTATAGTGAGTTAGCCTTAGTGGCTCTTTGTATATGGGCTTGCAGTAACCATCCATTATTTGTTCTATCTCTGGAGGGCAATCAAACTCAATTAGTAGTCTGGACATGTGAGTAATAAGCTTTGGGTGAAACCTAGAAGATCCATAGTATTGTTCCTGCTCTCCTGGTAAGGCATAGTATCCAGGATCATTATCCATAAGCTTTCTATTTGTCTCTATTACATCTCTAAGAAGCTGAACTTGCTCATCTGTAAATGGTTTTTCAACATAGATTGGAAGGTCCACGTTGTATTTTTCAAACCCTGTTAAAAACTTATGCATTGGTGCTGGGCTAAGCGATCCTTCAGTGTCAGAGTTTATCATTCTTGTTTTTTCCTTTATCTTGTACCAATTTTATCACAAAAAGGCACTAGGCGTAGTACTGATCTCTAAACTTTTTGACTTTTTCATCCATAAGAGCGTAATGGCTTTCTGGAGTTGTCTCTGGATCTTCTTCTGAGAAATGACAAAAAATCATGTCCACGAAGTCTCCATCCTTAAACTCTGCTCTCTCTCTCCAGTGGACCTGGTGGGTACCACTAAAGAATAGTGCCTGATTGTCAGATAGAGTATAGGGCTTATCTTCAACTACAATTGCCCAAGGCATAGATGATTTTACCTGAATATCAAATGTTATTCTTTGCTCTTTAAAGGTTTCATCATAGTGTGGGAATAGGAGTGGGTTTAGCCCTCTACTATTCTCATATCTAGCAAAAGACAGTTCTTTTAAAACCAGCTTTTTGTCGAAGTTATCATTAGCTATCTTAACAATCTTTTCTACAACCTTGTCTGGAAGCCAAGAAAAATATGCTGTGTGAGCAAAATTCTCCTGATAAGACTTCTTGTTCTCTGGAGTATTTTCTACATGTTCATATATTGCCAAGATATCTTCTTCGGAAAATACCTGGTCTACAATCTTATTCTCTACTGCCGTCATCTTGACTCTCCTCTAATAGCTGCTCTAAAATAGCTACCTCTATTATAGCAAGTCTTACCTTTTTATTACCTTCGCCAAGAACAACAAAAATAGCTGGATCAGCGTGATTCCTCATGGCATCTGTTACTGCTTTGGCCCAGTTGTCCTTATTGACCGTGAATCCCTTCGGGTACTCCTTAAAGTCAACAGTAAAATTATGCCATGTAGCATCGCCCTTCTTAGTGTTTCTACCAGAATTCTTATGCTGTTTGGCACCAACCTTTTTAGCCTCTCCACGCTCACTCATAGTCCTTCTTGCTTCTTTTTGTATTTAGGTCAATTCGTGTCATGTGCTTTTGCTTACACATCCATGTCAATTCCTTGGTTTCTGGGTATGATCTAAGACTGGTTACTGGCTCCTTGCACGTGTGGCATAAGAACTTGCCACTATAAACTGTATATTTAGACATTAATCTTAGCCTTAATGGAGTCTTGTAGGTCTAGATCTTCTCTTACACGGTTTACAAACGCTTCTCTACCCTGGACCTTAGATCCGTCTGGAAGGATGTACCAGGCTCCTGTACGCTCTACAATACCCATCATCTCCGCAGTATCGACTAGGTCTCCAATGGTGTCTATGCCGATCATACCGCCTCTAAAGTAGAAGTCGTATTCACCAGATTGAAAGGCAGGAGAGGTCTTTGAGAACTGAACTTCCCAACGAACTTTACGACCAACCTTTTCTTCAATTAGCTTGTCTCCCACGTGAATCTTGCCCTTGATAGCCTGATTGTCTGATTCAGATGAGAATAGCTTGATGACGGTAGATGAGTAGAACTTGATAGACTGACCACCTGTAGGCTGCTGCTGAGTGTACATGGCATTGATGTTATTTCTAGACTGACTAATAAAGACAAGCAATGTTGGCTTAACTTTGTTGTTAGCATAGTTAAGCATCTTAGTTGCATTGCTAAAGTCTCTAGACTCTGCACCAATCTGCTTGGTATTCTCTAACTGCTTCAACTCATCCGAATCTTTTTCAAAGTAAATAGCAGGCAATAAAGAGGTAATAGAATCTACTACAATCAGATCTACTCCAGCATGCATTAGCTGCACACCTACATCAACCATCTCATTAATGGTACGTGCCTGTGACACAATAAGCCTCGAAGTGTCTACCCCAAGCTTTTCTGCCCAAGACTTGTCGTATGACATCTCGGCATCAATCCATGCACAGATTTTTCCCTCTTGCTGTGCTTCACCAATCATCTGTAAGCATAGGGATGACTTTGCACTAGACTTGCTACCCCAGATAAGAATCTGTCGTCCATATGGCAGTCCACCATTTAGTGCACGGTTTAGCCCAAAGCTTGGTGTTGCCTGAAATTCAGTATCTGGTACTGTATCTCCTGTTGTGATATTCTTACGCAACTTTGGGTTTAGTTGTGCCAATACATCTTCTACTGTCATCATCTTACAATTCCTTTTCTTTTGTTTTTTCTACTGCCATGTCAAAGAATATCATACTTACAAATTCTCCGTCATTAAATATTTTCTCGGGCCTTCCATGCTCGAGTGATCCTGGATGAAAGGCAATTGCCTCATTATTTTTTAGTGTAAAGCTCTCACCCTCCACATAGATATCCCAGTCTATATTTGAATCTAGCTGGTAGTCTACCAGCCAAAAGTGGTTCACCCTATCCTTATGAGATCTAAGTTCTGGGGCCCCATATTTAAGACTGTACTCTGTATATGTGGCACTATTTAGGTGTGCCGAGTAGCCAGAGCTTTTTGCAAAACCAACCAAAGTATTCTTTATGTCTTTTGGAATAAGATAGTTAAGGTTTATACCAATTTTTCCTAGATTAGTATTTTGAATAATGTGCGTTACTGACTTTGCTGCTGGAAAAACCTTGTCAGTTTTTTCGTCCCAAACAAATAGTTCTCTACTGTTTTTCTCATCATTTACGATTTTTTTTAGATTTAGGACTTGCTCTTCTGAAAATAAATTTTCTATCTTTTTAAGCACTTACATCCTCCATAATTACCGTACCGTCTTTCGTCTTTCCAAGGTCAAACTTGTAGGAGTTTCCCTCTTGAATTTTCATATATGCCTTAGCAAATGCTGTTGGAAATACGGTAACTGGGTGCAACTCTCTAGCAGTATCTGCAAGCGTCAGCGATGCCATTTTCTTGCCTGCCTTAGTTACACGTGGCTTAAAAGATACAACAAACATCTCATCTTCCTTATATGGCAAAGTCTTATAGCCAAGATACTTTGTCAAAGAGGATTCTACCTTTCCAATATCTTCTACTGGAATGGACTCTACAATACGGTTGTCGCTTGCAAGGATAAGATATGTTTTACCACTCTCAATAGCTGTTTGTTCTTCGTCAAAGATGCCCACGCTGCCAGTCTTATCTAGAATCTCTACACGACTCCAGCCTGACCCACGCTTGATACCTTTGACCATGCCCATAAGAATAAAAGATCCTTTTTCCTCAAACTCGTCTACATCATTAATAAATGCATAGTAGTGCTGTGGAATAGAAAAATTAAACTCTGGCAGGTTTAGGTACTCATACAGGTTTTCTTTAATCTCTTCGTCATTACGAGGATTATCTGGGAATGTTGCACCGCCGATCACACGCAAGGCCTGTAGAGCACGAGAGTTAACTCCGCTACCTTTGGTAAAGGTAAACTCTTCTAACTCTTTATACGAGCTAAATGGACGCTTCTCCATGTACTTTGCAGCAATGTTGTCAGAAATATACTTAATAGCAGTTAGGCCAAATCGGATACCTTTGCCCTCAATCTTAAAGTCAATATCTGAATCATTAATGTGTGGCAGCTTTACAGCAATACCCATACGCTTTGCTTCGATAAGGTATTCTGTACGAGCATCCTTATCCTTCTCATTCTTAAGCAAAGAGTACATAAACTCAAGTGGGTAGTTGTACTTTAGCCATGCTGTCCAGTAAGACAAGGTTGAGTAAGCAACAGCGTGTGACTTGTTGAATGAGTAGCCAGCGTGTGCCTCAAAGTCTGTCCAAAGCTCTTCTGCAATGTTTGGAGACAGGAATCTTGATGCACCCTTAACGAACTGATCCTTAAACTGGTCAAACTCTTTGGCATCTTTCTTCTTACCAATAATCTTACGAACCTTGTCAGCCTCAGCCATTGTCATTCCACCAAGTTCGGTACAGGCCTGCATAACTTGTTCCTGGTATAGGATGCAACCGTAAGTTTCTTCGGTAAATGCCTTCATAACCTGGTGGTGATATGCAATGTTCTGTCTACCGTGCTTACGAGCAATGTAGTCTTTACCAATAGTATTCATTGCACCTGGTCGAACAAGAGCGTTAGATGCAGCAAGCTCTGCAAAGTTTTTAACACCCATTTTAATAAGTAGGTTCGTATACGGAGTAGCTTCACATTGGAACACACCCTTGGTATATCCTTCTGACAGCATCTTGTATACGTTTGCATCATCCATGTTAACGTCAAGTAGATTAATCTTTTTGTCGTGACGCTCTTCAATGATGTCTAGCGTGTCTCTAAGAACAGATAGAGTCTTAAGACCAAGTGCATCGATCTTGATTAGACCAATTCTTTCTGCTTCTTCCATGTCTACCGCCACAACTGGAATACGGTCCTTTGAGCCTGGAGTAGTTCTAGTCTCTAGAGGAGCAAACTTAAAGATAGGTTGTTTAGAAGTTACAACACCAGCAGCGTGGATACCAGTTCCACGAATACGGCCACGCAGTAGATCTCCATACTTTTCAATTTCTGGATACTTTTCACGGAACCATGCTGCTTGCTTAGATGTGCAATAGTCATCCCAATCATCTACAACCTTTAGAACCTTGTTAACATCCGATAGAGGAATGCTTAGTGTACGTGCAATGTCACGAACCATTCCCTTGCCACGGAACTGCAAGAATGTTGCAATAGATGCAACGTGCTTGTACTGACGAACTAGATAGTCTTTAACCTCTTCACGGCGTGAGTCCTGAATATCTGTATCGATATCTGGGAAGTCGTTACGTTCTGGATTAATGAATCGGAAGAATAGTAGTCCATGGACAATTGGGTCAATGTCTGTAATTTCTAGTGCATAGCAAAGCAGTGAGCCAGCAGCAGAACCACGACCTGGTCCAACCATAATGCCCTCTTTTTTAGCCCAAGAAATCATTGATCGAACAACCAGGAAGTATGGTCCAAAGTTCTTGTCTTCAATTACCTTTAGCTCTTCATCCAATCTATCCAGATACTCTTGAGTTTTTACTCCACGCTTTTCAAGACCTGCCAAAGCAAGCTCACGAAGCTCTTGATTTGGATTCTGATATTGAACTGGAAGAAGGTCCTGGTGGTCCTTAATCTTATAGTCCTCAATCTTATCAACAATTTCTTGAGTAGCCTCATACATATCTTCACGGTCGATGCCCTGAGCCTTCATAGCGTTGTGCATCTCTTCGTCAGATAGTAGGTGAATCTCAAACTTATTAAATGACATTTGACGATCTGCACCATACAGATAATCTAGGCGGTCCATTAGGTTGTCATACTTAGTTGACTTCTCGTATGAAACATCCTTTTCGGTCTTGTTTGAATATGAGTTAAGAATAAGCTTTAGTTCCTGAATCTCTTTTTGAGATGGATCTGAGTGGTGACAGTCTGGAGTTACAACTGGCTTAATTCCAAATTCATCTGCAAGATCTAGCAAAAGCTTATTTACTTCTGGTGGGTTGTGTGGCATAACCTCGATATAATAATCATCGCCAAAAGTTTTCTTAGCCCATTGAATGTGCTCTTTTGCAACAGCAAGATTATCTGCTTCGATTGCCTTTGCTAGAAAACCAGACAAACATCCAGAAGTAACAATAAGTCCTTCCTTATACTTTTCTAGAATTTCCCAGTCAATACGTGGCTTCTTGTAGAATCCTTCTGTCCAAGCAATCTCATTTAGCTTGTTAAGGTTTTCAAGTCCTTTGGCATTCTTTGCCAAAATAATAAGGTGGTTATAGTTTAGATCAAGAAGGTCGTTCTTCTCCTTCTTGTCTGTGTGATCAAAGCGATCCTTCGTGATGTATCCCTCAATTCCTAGAATTGGTTTAATCCCTGCCTCTTTAGCAGCACGATACATTTCACGGTGACCAGATAGAGATCCATGGTCAGTAATAGCAATAGCTGGCATTCCCAACTCTACTGCACGATCCACATATTCCTGTGGGGTGGCGATTCCGTCAAACAAACTGTAATGCGTGTGAACGTGAAGCCCTGTGTAACTCATATTATCCTTAATGTTATTTTAGTAATGTGTAAAAATTATTGCATATTTTTGACATATTGTCAAGATGTGTAAAGCAAATGGGGGTACCCATTATAGATACCCCCACAAGCTTATTTTACCAATCTGTGTTGGTAGAGGTGATTGATGGAGAATCAAACCCGAAGTAGAATGCTTCCTGCTCTGGGTAAGGAACTTCACGAACAACCTTCTCAAGGTTAAAGAATTCGTAGTCTCCCCATGTAAATGGCTCTGCATCTGGGCTAGTAGGAATTAGAGTGTAATTGGTTTCTGTACCCTGGCCATTACGCTTTAGCTTCCACTGTAGGTTTGAGATGCTACCAGTTTCTAGTGCATACTCACGGATAGTGTTAAAAGCTGACTGCTTAGTAACACCCTGAGACCATACTGCAATATATGGTGCCTCTAGGCCATCGTCAACTAGCACGTTGCAGTAGAAGCGAAGCTTTGATCGCCATCCAGCCTTTGGCTCCTTGCGAGCCATCTCACAAGCAAAGCAGCGACCTTCTGATTCCTGAGTACAGGCAGCCATACGCTTGTAGTCTTTTGGATTAGTGTGCTGTGCGATAACTACAGATAGACCACGGTCTTCTGCGTAGTGAGCTGAGTCCTGATCTAGCTCTTCAACAAAACGAATCTTTGCTGCCTGACCATCTGCTAGCTTTACCCAGCGAACCTTTGCTCCTGTTGATTCATACTTTGGCTTATCTAGGATTGCATTGATATCCTTTAGCCCTTTAATTACACTCATTTTTTTTCCTTTTCTGTTTGGTTTTTCTATTTTAGCATATCGTTGATTGTGTTGTCAAATGATACGTTTAGAGTTTTAATCTCTTCGTCTGTCATATCTCCAACATCTTTATACTTATTATTTAAATGAATTACAGAAACACGAGACCCCAATTTCTCGATGATCTTCTTTTTCATGTTTCCGCCTGCTTCATCATTATCTGCAATAACAACAATATTATTGAAATACTTCTGAAGAAGATTTATCTGAATACTAGAAACGTTAGCTCCTAGTGTGGCTACTGCTGGATATCCACACTGCCAAAGTCGAATAGCATCAAAAGACGATTCTACCACAAATACCCTGCCTGCTGTTTTAACACGGTGCAAGTTAAATAGTACTTTGCTCTTTGGTAATCCTGGGGTATTCTTAAAATCTTTACCCTCAATTGAACGGCCCACAAAGCCAACGGCAATTCCGTCTGGTGAATGAACAGGGATTGTAATCATATCATTCTTTTCTGAATATCCTAGCTCAAACTTGTCAATTGACTGTTCGTGAATTTTTCTATTACGAAGATATTCTTTAGCACGGTCAGAGCTAGCTGCTTGACGATATAGCTTGTTTATCATTGCTGAGTCGAACTCAACGTATTCTGGCTGGTCTACAAGCTGCTTGGATACTTCATAAACAAGATCTATGGCTTGTTCCTTATCCTTTATAAATCTAATAGACTCAAAGTATGTTCTTGCAGATGTAAACATTACAAACTCAACAAGGTCTGCAACCTTTTGGCAAGAAAAGCAAAAGAATGTTCCTTTAGTCTTATCAATTTCGCCTGCAGGACTTCTGGTGTTGTTGTGAAATGGACAGAATATAATGTAGTCAGAGTCTACCTCAGATTCAATCGGTATCCCACAGCCAACCAAGATTCTTCTAATCTGATCTGCACTGTATAGATCTCTAACTGGTCTCTTCTTAGTAGTAGCTGACATTAGTTATCCTCAAAGTCCTTGTACTTGTAGTATCCCTTGTCAAAGTCAGCTTGCACTAGGAACTCGCCCATAAAACCATTACGGTTCTTTCTAAAGACACACTCAAGAATGTCCGAGTTAGTTCCACGGCCCATAGCTAATACCCAGTCAGCATCGTAAGCGATCTGGCGTGACCAAGCAGTTTGTCCAAGAGTTGGTACAGTGTCTAGCTTGTTTACGTCATCTGGTGTAGCAGATGAGATTGCCATAATTGGAACAGCTTCTGAAATTGCCATCAGTTTTAGCTCACGAGACAGGTTCTTCATGCGAACAGTTTCATTATCTGACTTTTGGTTTGGACTCATTAGCTGTAGATAGTCTACAACAATGAAGTCTGGCTTGTACTGATCAATTTTACCACGCAAGACTGATGGGGTAACATCTCCACCACCGTCATTTGAAATAATGTGGAACTCTGGCTTGCCTTCAACATTCTTCTTGTGCCAAGTCTTTAGATCTTCTATCTCAATTTGACCGTTGCTAATCTTTCTGTGAGACCAAAGACCTTCGCCCATAATAGTAAATACACGGTTACGAACTTCTGTTTCACTCATTTCAAGTGAAATAATCATTGGTGACTTACCCTGCTTCCAAGCCTGTACCGCAAAGTATAGAGATAGCCAAGACTTACCAATACCTGGATAGGCAAGAAAAACACCAAGCTGACCAGGCATAATTCCAGATGGAAGATAATTGTCAAATCCTGGCAATCCAGTCTTAATTCCCATAAGGCCTAGCTCTTGCTGCTTCTTGACATTTTCAAAGTAAGCAACTGCAGAGTCGATGTCTGTCACATCGATGTCACGGATTACCGCTGTGTTTTTCTTTAGTTCTGAAGTTTTCGTAATTAGGTCTTCTAGAGCAGTTGGACCATTACCACTCTGGATATCGTTTGCAGCAGACCTAACAATATCTTTTAGGCTGTCATTTAGATATTCGCCCTGTAGCTCTTCTAGGTGATACTTTGTTGCCCCAACACCTTCTACTGGAGTGAAGTCACGAAACTTTTCTACGACAAGACTTAGTGGTGGAACAGCCTGGTTAATCTCAGAGTATGATCTGATGAATTGCCAAATGTCTGTATGAGTTCGAAGAAGATTCTCTACGTTTGCCTGTAGCAATACGTGAACTTGTTTGTCCTGCAATACTGCAGAAATTAGTTTTGCCTCTGTATTATTCATTTAACCATTTCTTTGCTAGTCTTCTACGTTCCAGTCTTTCTCTGGTATCTTTTACGCTTTGCTCTCTAGAAGCAATAATCTCTTCTGCATAATTTGCAAAATATTTCCAATCTGGCTTAATAGCCACATTAAAATAATATTGTAGCAAATCATAGCATGCGATCATCCCGAAGGATTCTATAAGTGCATCTGCTGCCCATTGCTCAGCATTAAGATTAAGGATTGGCTTTTCTCCATACTTTTCAGTATGCAGCTTTTGATATCTGCTGAGCAAAGCCATTCGGTCTTTGCGTTCTGCCATTAGTCTACTTCTGACTTAGCTTCGTTAACTTTTTCTGTTAGCTTTGCCTCTACAAAAGAGTACACACGCTCAAAGGCTTCACTGGTGGTTTCTCCCTCACGCTTGTTATCCTGCACTTCTAGATCAATGCGGAGTGATTGAAAATTTCCAAGATTGAGGGTGTAGCCTAGCCCAATCTTTACTTTAGTCTCTTCGTTATTCATACCCGTGTAACTTTCTTCTAAATTGATTCCGACCAAATCGGAATAAAACGTCCATCTTCAGTTCTTGTATAAGTCAGTATACCATCACCAATACGTCTTGTCAACTCCTGTCTCGTTGGAGTTATGTCATTGGTAACCAGCTTATCAAACCTTGGCCTGCCGATGTGGTAGGATGCAAGTATATCACGAATGGCAAATACTTGCGACTCTGAGTAGTAGCTTCTAACTTGCCACCCTGTAGCTCCGCCCTTTTGAGATCCAGTAGGTCTTGGAATAACCTCTCGCCTCATGAGTGATGGCATATACTTTTTGTGTCTATTTACCAAGGCAGCTGTTTCTCCTACAGTAAAGGCACGTTCACGATTTTTCTTAAAATCACTAATAAGACAGCTTTCAATTCTGTCTTGAATAATATTATAAACAGACATTATTCCATTTGACTTATTTAGGTGATGGACTCTTACAAGATCACCATTAAGAAACCAGACTTTTTTATTGCCTGGAATAATCGGGGAATTGTTATATTCCTCACGGCTCATGGCCCCAAGTCTATGCTGTTTCATTTTTTTAGTTTGGAATTCCGATAAGAATTATATTAATACCAACAGTTAGGTCTCCAGAACCAGCAAAGGTTACTGTGCCACTCACGGTATTCTGGCTGACTGTCTTGATCATAACTGATACAGACTTACCAGATTCAGATCCAGCAACGCTGATTGGTGTAGCAGTTGCAATTGGTGGGTACTTAAAGTCTGCTGGGAACTCATATGACCAGGTAACAACAGATCCTGCAGAAACGCTGCTGCTTACTACTTCTTTATAGCCACCAATGATTCTAGCCTCAGATGTCTTAATAGACTGCTTTCCTGCAGTTGGTGTGTCTACGGTAAGAATTTGTGCAGTAGGAGATGTTGAAAGCTGGGTAGCAATTTTATTAATTGCGTTAGCTAGCTCAAAAACATATGTTGCATCGATTGGCTGACCTGGATTAGGTATTCTGACTATATTTCCCATTTGTCTATTATACCACTATACGTTCTTGGATCCTTCAAATACTTTAAGAACTGAAGATAC